GTAATCTGCCATATCAATTCACTCTCCACCTTCGAGTAACTGTTTAAGTTCATCATCTATTTCCGCCATGCTGGAACCTACAATCATATCTTCGATGACTTCAACAACTGTCGATGGTTCCATCTCAACAGTAAAGAGAGTCATGTACGTATCTTGTGCTACATTTTTAATTTTCTCGGGTTCATCAGCATAACGATAGAAGCAACGCAACAATGAACCAATCATCAGGCGATAGCCATTAGGTAGGATAAGTGCTGGGTCGAACTCTTCATCTTCCTCAAGCAGATGGTCTGTTGCATCAAACACATTATCAAACTGCTCGCCACATTCGGGGCATGGTTTAATCGGCTTCATTAGTTAGCCCTGCTTTCTCTCGGATATAGTCTGCACCGAACTTGACGTAGATAGAATTAACATCTTCGCCGTCTGGCATGGAGACGATAGTAACTGGAAGTTCTCGGGCAAGCCCTGCTGCAAATTCTTTTCCAGGCTGGTCGCCATCAGCGAATACAAATACTCTTTCAAAATCTGCGAGTAATCTTGTGTAGTGTTTCTTCCATGAGTTCGAACCTGGAACTCCAACACAAGGGATACCGACGCATCTACTGAGCGTGATTGTATCAAGCTCTCCTTCACATACGCCAATCCAATCACCCGCCCTTTCAATATCTAGTACGTTGTACATCTTAGTGTCACTACCAGTCATGCCCATGTACTTGGGCTCAACTGCTGGGTTCAAACTTCTAAATCTAATATCAACTACACCAGTCTTAGTTACATATGGTATAGCTAAGCGTCCAAGGTATGCTTCATGTCCTATCTCAGGCTCCGCGACTACGCCTAATCGAGCCAGCCGTGCTACCTCTATTGGAATACCCCTGCTTGCTAGGTAATCTTCGGCCTGATAAATGCTTTCCTGGTACTTGCGTGTTGCTTGTCCCAGCAAATCCTTCTGCGATTCTAGCTGCCTCACGTATGTCAACTCCTTCCTGCATAGCTACGATTTGTAAACTATTTCCTTGTACTCCACATGCAAAACATATAAAGATATTCTTATCTAGGTTAACTGTTCCTGACTGATGACTATCACCATGGAACGGACACCTTAGGTTAGCTTGGCCATGGTCACGCCGTAGCGTTGCACCGTAGTGCTCAAGCACAGCCTTGATTGAAGGCAAGTCACTCACCAAAGATATCTCCTAACCTCAGTACTAAATATGAATCTGCTATCGACTTACCTCTTGCCTTGATAACCAGTGCAGGTAGAACCACTTCTTGTTCGAGCGCTCTTGCATCCGCATAATTTTTCGCTTCTGTCTGCGCTTCTTTTGTCCATCCACTAAGGCTGATTGCGTTACCTGCTCCTGGTGCTTTACATTCAAGGATGCCAATGGTTCCTCCAATGAAATCTTTGCGGATAACAACATCCCCTTCATCTTTGCTACCTCTCCTTGCAAGGCGTTCAGCGTCGTATCCAAGTCCTCTAAAGTATTTCGTGATGTCTGTTTCATATGTTGCCCCTCTTGCCTTGTGTGATTTTCTAGTTGTCATTCTTCTTTATCCAAACTTGATAGCTATCGACTAGCTGAGTGTATTCACCAGTATGTGTGCGTAAGAAATTATCAATCGCTGGCTTGGGTGTAGTGTCGGGTGGTAAGTCCTGGCCCCACAGATAATCATCAAATGCAAGTATGCCACCGTCCTTCAATAACTTCCATGCACTATATGCATCTCGTTCTACCTGAGCAGATGTATGGTCTCCATCAATGTAGATGAAGTCAAACTTCCCTGCAATTTCTCCAGTGAAGTACTTGTCACTAGTCATCTTCAGTCTAATAACCTTTTGATACTTAGTGATGCGTGCTTCATAATACTTCAGCACTCTCTCGAAATCGATAGCCTGATGCTCGCGTTCATCTGAACCAGCCCATGTATCAACATCAATTAGCACACACGTTGGATGTGTTAAAACATTCTCACATAACCAAACACTTGCATCACCTGTGTATGCACCAATCTGTAGGAACCTAAGGTCAGGTTTGCCATTAAGGTGAGCAAGCTGGGCCTCGAAGTTATACTGTTGACCAGCAAACCAATTAGGAAACTGTGTCATGCGTTCTCTGGAATATCATCGATGAACATATACTCAGGGTTGAATGCAACCCAAGTCATTAGTCCTCCGCCTGCATCGGCACGACCATATCTGTTCTTGACAGGCGCAACTCCCATACTTGTCCCGACAACTCCAAGCGTACAGATGAGTGCGGGAAGTTGTGCAACCTTTCCTTGGATAGCACTTCTAGGTTGGCACGGAGAGCCTTGGATAGCCTCCGATGTGTGATGTAAGACAACAACTGCTGCATTGGTCGCTCTAGCAAGGTATTTCAACTCCTTCATAATCGCACGCATAGATGCGAATTCTTCACCACCATCGGTGGCTACGTCCATTAGGTTATCTACTACAATAAGAACTGGAGGACAACCCCATAGTTCTTCAAATGCTTGTACTTCTTCATCAATGTCTTGCAATGATGGTGCTGATTCAAATGACCATACAATGTGTGCGCCTCGGGCAAGTGTGGCCTTAGTCCAACCATGGTCAGTATTCATGAGTGACTCTACATCACCTTGTGACTTACCTGAAATCATTGAGGCTAATCGCATAGCCATAGTGTGTGCGTTAGTATCTGCTGAGATATAAAGTGTTGGCACTCTCATCTTCAAAGCTAATGCTAATGCCAGGGTTGACTTGCCCACTCCTGGTGCTGCTGCAAACATCGAAACTTCAGAGCGCCGTATGATAATCTTATTGGATTCGAACGCTTTGAAACAACTAGGGAGCGGTTCTCCACCGATACTGGCACGGCCAACGCTTCTGACAAGTGTACGCATTGTTCATTCCCTTCCGTAAGGATAGAACGTAGCCACCATTGCGGTGTGTAAGGATGGCTACGTCCAATCATATCTTAGTTAACTGGCTTGCATTGGTCAGGCGTGCCCTGTGGTGTTGGACATGCCCAGAAAGCGTAAGGCTTCCCACTTGTCTTGCTCACTCCCTGTCGGAAGATTCGTGCCCCGTGAATGCACGTCGGACTTGCTGTCCCCGCTGGCGTTACCGCGGATGGTGGAGCTCCAACGGATGCTGCTGCCTGCTGGATTGGAGCGGAGAATTGCGATGGCGTTGTGCCTGCTGTTGAACCAGTGGTCCCCAAAGGGGCCGCGTTGTATGCACCAACAATCAATCGCTGTACTGATGCAACCTGTGTTGAGTAATCTCCAACACCTTCAAGCAATACGCTTAGTTCGTCGGCCGTATTGGCACGCACGTTAATCATATCCCCTGCTGGTGTCTTATAGGAGACTTGTAGTTTCCAGTCTTCGTTCATCTGTTATCCTATCTTAGTTGAGAACTGACAATGTGCGGTCAGTCCACACTTGTATTGGCAATTGTTTGTGTTCGGCAAGAAGATACCTGCCTTACGTGCTTTGTCAAACCCTGATACTAAATACTCCAACTTCTCCTCTGTGTACTGTTCAAGGTTAACCAACGGTGACACGCCGTGTTGGCGTGACATGAAGTATGTTCCCCACTTGATATCTATACCAAAGGTTTTCATCAAACCAATCTTATAGAAACCAAGCTGTAGTGTATTGGAAGGCGTAGCCTGTGATGTCTTCAAGTCTACGATGACTAAGTCACCATTAACCTCAAACACCCTATCAAGAATCATCTTGACTGGTACACCAGCAAACTCGGGAATCATTTCGAGTTCGATAGCTGGAACACCTTGCGGTGTCTTCCATATCTTCCAATCGGTATTGGCTTGTCGCCATTCAATGTAGGCTTGTACCCAACGAGGACCAGCTTCGTGCCAAAAAGCTTCGTTCTCTTTATTGGGGTTAGCTTTAGTAGCCCTGCCACCAACACGTGCGTTGGTTAGGTCAGTTGTACCAAGCTCATCGGCCCATGCTCTAGCCCATAGTTCCTGTATCATGCATTCTCCAAGTCCCATAGTTCGGTTGCTCGGTGGAATGCTGAACCACCTACCGACCAAACAGATGGTTCCTCTGGTATCATCATCAATCTACCAAGGTAGTACTGATAACCACAGTCGACATAAGTCGAGAATGCTGAGTATGAAACATGCTCAGGTAGTTTATATTCTCCAAGTTGTATCATCGTGGGTGTAGTATAGCATGGGTCAGGGTCTATGTAGGTAAGCAGCCTACCTGCACGGGTCAGGTTCATCTGTATAATTAAATAATAATATATTATAAAGACCCCAAAGGGGTCTTATATATATTATAATATATATATTATAATAGGGGATAAAATGACTGAAGTAATTGTAGGCTCGCTAGCTGCGCTAGCAATTCGTGACATCGTGTACGAAGCAGTTGAACGATACAACCACTACCGACGACACAGGGACTTCGAAGTATTCGTTGACCTGCTTGAAGACATTGACGCTGACGAAAATTAAATAATATTTGCCTGGAATATAAGCCTGTGGTCGGCTGAACGGTGAGGCGAATATATCTCTGTAGAAGGCGTACGATTCCTATCGCTGAAAACACAAAAGGACCCCCTTCCATAGCAGTGATGCTAGGGTTGGGGGTCTTCTTGTCTCTATGGCCCAGCTAAGGGCCTATATGAGGTGGTTTACTTCTTGCTTCCGATGCCAAATTCCTTGGCCTTAGGGTCGAGAGCCTTCCAAATTGGCGCGATGAACGCTGATAGGAAAGCATAAACCAAAGCTTTAGGGTCTGTAGTTCCTGATGCATATAGAGCTACCACTGTAGGTACTGCTGCACGTGCATAGGTTGTTACAATTGCTGCGATTTTTTCGGTATTCATGTATCTCCTTAGGATTTAAAGACAGGTTTACCAAATCCCACGACGTACACAGGTAGTGACTTCTTGAGAGCTGGGCCGTTCTTTACTTTGTAAGCACGCTTCTTGAGGCAGACTTCTCCTCCGTTGCGCTGGTCGCCCTTCTTATCTGGGCTTGTGTTGCCTTCGATACAGATGACTGTTCCGTCACCGTTATCTCGGACCACGATTCCAACATGACTAATGCGGTCAATGCCATCATTGGGAAAGTCAAAGAAAACAATATCCCCAGGAAGAGGAGTTGCTTCATCTACTTTTTCCCAAGCATTCTTTTTAATGAACGCTTGAGCTCCCGCCAACGTGCCAACCACATTAGGAATCTTAAGTCCCACTTCATTTGCACACCACATTACGAACGAGCCACACCAAGGTAGGAAGTTAGCATTAGTGAAAGCACCGTACTTAGTCTCGTTATCTTTAGGTCCTTCAATGACACCGACTTCCTCACGTGCCACCTTAATAAAGTCATTACGCTGACCCATATTAGTCCGCCTTCTTTGAGTCTACTTTAGCAAAGGCAGCGTTGATTTCATCTGCATCTAGCTTTCCATCAGCAAGAAAGAAGCGAGCTAACGCTTCGATTACTGTGGCTGCACCTAGTGCACCAGCTAGTACGGCTGCTTGCCATACTTCGATACCGACTAGAGAACCAGCACCGATGACACCAAGAGATTCAGCTGCGATTACCGCAACGATTCTCATCATTACATTTTTAAATGTATCCATTATTCGTCCTCTGAGTTTCTTAGTTTATATGTAACTCCCCAGATGATTGTCGATGCAGCAATTGCATACCCAACAACCGTCTTGGCAGAACCGTCAAGGACTACCCAGGCAATGAACATGCCGAGGAGAGTCCACAATTGATTTGCTATGTCTGAAAAGAACTTCTTCATGGTTTCCTCCGATAAGCTGCAGCGCCAGCAGCAGCGGTTACTGCAGCCTGTCCAGCAATTTGGCCTACGATAACCGCAGCGACAACAGTCTTCTGAGACTGTGCTCTTTCTTCAGTACTCATATCAGCACCAATTGAACCTAGTGCTAAGAGTGCCTGTGCTGGGTCAGTAAAAATTGCATTGATTAATTCTGCTGGGTTCGCAAGAACCTCTAGCGCAACAGCAACTTCTGCTGTGATAACAACTTCGTTTCCATCCTTGTCTTGACGGACTTCAACTGGTGTTTCAGGTGGCAAGTCAGCATAGGTAAGTCCAGCTTCCTGGATAGCTTGTGCTGTCACGGGTTCCCCGTGTGCTTGCTCAATGATTGCTTGTGCTACAATTTGCTTTTCCTCTTCGGTAGCGTTCTCGCTTACCTTGAGAGGTGGTTCTTCTGGTTGTACACTTGGTTCAACCATAGGAGGTTCAGGTGCAATATCAATTACAGGTTCTATCTCAGGCTCTGGAGAAGGTTCTGGCGCAGGCTCGGGCTCTACTGCAGGCGGTTCCTCAGGGGCTACCTCAGTCTCAACTACGGGCGGAGATTCTGGTTCAGGAACTGGAGCGGGTTCAGCGACAGGCTCTGGCGGTAGAGGTATTTCTTCTGGAAGAGGAGCAACTTCTACAGGAGCAGGTTCAGGAGCAGGTTCAGCGACGGGCGTTGGCTGCGGAGAAGGCTCGGGCTGTAGAGTTGGTTGCACAGGAGCTGGAGTTGGCTGAGGTTCCACCGCAGGTGGGGTTGACGGTACTACAAGTACAGGTTCAGGAACAGGAATAGATGTTGCCGTACCTGTGTCTATTACTGTCACTGTCTCAGACACTAACGTGGATGTATCTATATTACCAAATGAGGTTGAAGTATCAACAATCACAGTCTGAGTATCTTGCATTGTCACAGTCTCGACTAATATCGGACTTAGAGAGGGCAAGGGTTTTGGACTGGGACCTACAGTAATGGGTACTACGCCATCGTAATACCAAATTTTTTCAGGGTTGTTAGTATTAATAAAAGTTTTATAATCAACTAATACTGTCTGACCCGTTGATTCTGCACTAGCAGATGGACTCCAAAAGAATGATGTTCCTAATAGAATAAAAAATACTGCGTACTTACTTGCTCTTGTTCTCACAGAGTAAGATATAGATTTGGTCAACGCGTTCTTCCAATCGGTTCACTTGGTCTTTCACGGAACCGCCCCCATTTGGTTTTAATTCGTACAAGTAATGCTTTACTAGCCATCTAACAAATGCAGCAAAGCCTGCAAGTATTGTCATTATTGCTACGCATAACGCTGCATAATCCTGCGCTGTCATTTATACTGTCCTAATCGTTACTTGAATTACCCCACCGAATCCGCTGAAGCGTTTATCGGGTGGTGTTCCACGTGTGAACTGAATCTGTTCAATAACTGCTTGACGAGATTCACCAGTGGTAAGGTCTTGCCAGGTAAGTACGTCACCTGTCTGTTCAATTTCTTCTAATGCTAAAACTTTTTCAAAGGCTTTGCCTTCATATCCAATCATTGAGTTGTACCTATCTGTTTCTAAATCAAAACAATAAACAGGGAACTGGATGACACGTTGACGTGGAGTAGCAATGGTTGCTTTAGCCTGGTATCCCTTGAACGTAGGACCCTTTGTGCTATCTGTTCCATCACGATACAGAATAAATTTATAGGCTACATATTCTTGTGCTGTAGCGGGAGATGAAGTACCTACCTCAATAGATGGAACCGATACATCGTAGGAGATATGGTCATACTCAACACCATCTTTGTCTACAGTTTCCAGTGTCATAGAGCCATAGGTA